CATTAAAATGTGTCGGAAGAGCAGGTATTTTTAAAGATAATAAATTTATAAGTAATAAAGCGTACTCTAGCGATAAGACTCAAATCTATCCATCTCCATTTTCAACTGGTGATGAACAAATATTTGAACCTTCAGTTCTTTCTGAAAAAGATCCTAGATTAGAAATTCCTTGTGAAAACATAATTTATAAAGGTATAAATAAATTTGCAAAAGAACAGAAACCTATTAATTTATGTTATTTGAATGAATGTGTTGAAGAGCTTTCGGAAGTTTTGTTAGATGGTATTAGACGGTCAGGTCTAGTGGCAAAAATATTAACTATAGAAGAAGTTATTAATGGTTGTAAATACTATAGTACTTCTCCTAGCCTTAATATGAGTAGCGGTGTGGGTTACCCTCATTCTTATGAATGCGGGGGTATGACTCATAAAGCTGATGCATTTTTATTTAACGTAGAATCTTGTAAATACGAATTTGCTCAAAATCAAAAAGGTAAGCAGATAGAAATGGATTTAAGTTCTTATTTAGATTATCTCAAACATAATGAAGGTAGAACAGCCGTAATTTATGTTGCACAAAAGAAAGATGAGGTACTTAAAATTAAGAAAATTGTTGATTGTGGTACCCGGATTTTTGAGATGGGCCCATTATATCATTTCATGGCAATGAAACAATATTATGGAGCGGCACAGGCACTTTTAACCTTTGTGAATTCAGTTATACCTTTTAAGATAGGAATAAATGCATCATCTCATGAATATGCTAAATTGCACACATATCTCTTAAGAACAGGTAAATTAGGAATGAATTGTGACTATACAGGTTTTGATTCATCACATCCAGAAGAATTTTTAAAATGTTACCATAAAATTTATAATAAGATTTATCAAGAATTTGATCCAAATTGGAAACAAGAGGATGATGATATGCGAAGAAAATTGCATGAACAAGAAAATTGTCCCTTAGTTCTAGTTGATGATTTAATTATTCAATGTCCTGGCGGGTTAATGTCAGGCGGGGAAGATACAGGCGGTAAGAATAATATTGCAGGTAATTTAAATATGAGATATGCGTGGAAAATTTTAGCAGAACAATATTGTCCCAGTAAATTATATAAGTATGATGATTTCACAACAGACGCCACTTTTGGAGACGATTTAATTAAGACTATTCATCCAGATGTATTAACATGGTATAACCCTACTAATATCCAAAATGTCCTTTATGATATTGGTTTTGTAATAACTTCAGCAGATAAAGAGACAGAATTAACAGTCCAACCTTTAGATGAATTAACTTTTCTTAAACGTAGTTTTAGCCATGTAGAAGTTAATATTAATAATTCAAAACAAAAATATTTAGTTGGTTCTTTGGAAGATAATTGTTTCTTAAAAATGTTAAATTGGTGTAAAGCTTCTAAACGCTATAAATATCGTCGCAATCAAATGATACATTATGACCCTTCTACTATCGGTCTATCTGCACTAACATGTCTATCTGAA